CAGCGACTTTGCACTTGATCCTGATCCTACCGTTGAAGGAAACAATGCGTTTACTTTCATCGTGACAGCAGAGGATGGGGTGACGGTGCAGAATTACACGCTGACGATACACGTGCTCACCGCTGGCGTGGCAGAGATATATAGAGTGACTTGTTCAGGCACGGGAACTTCAGTTTGGACTGGTGGTGGTTCTATCTCTTATGACACAGGAGTCATCACTGCTGCTGGCGGCAATCCTGCCTTCTACACTGAATCAGGCGGTGGTCTTGGTTATTCATTTATCGAATACACGGCGAACAGCATCGGTGATCGTGAAGACGCGGTTATCACTGGTGGGACGGGTGACATCGGCATCCTTACTGTCACCACCCAAGGAGCAGACCCGTCATGAAAAGCATCACCAACATCTTCTTTGTCCTGCTCATCGTCCACACGGCGCACGGTCTCGTCACTGGATCGCCGCTTTTGCCGCCTGATTCCTGGCTTCTGTGGTGCCTTGCGTTCGGCGCTATCCTTGGCCTTTGGCTCTGGCTCGGCGAGCACACAAAGGAACTCGCCGGGATCGCTATCGCTATCGCCCCGCCACCTCCGAAAGCGTGGGCGCTTGGCGTTGCTGGGCTCGGCTTGGCGGTGCCTTTTTTCGGCGACTACGTGGCCCCTATCGCTGGCTTATCGCGGCCCTGGGAATGGGCAAGCCTCCTGCTTTGGGCGCTGTTCACCCTTGCGACATCCTACGCCATCGCCCCGCCATGGAAGACGCCACGCCACCCGTAACCAACACGTTCAAAGACGCCCTTCGTATGAGCACGCTTGCCGCCATCACAGGAAAACCGCGCCAAGTGCCACCGGCACCAAAGCCGGGCACAGACTTGGAACGCATGGCCAAGCAGGTCGAAGAGAAGAACGCTGCCGCGCTTGCCGATGATCCCTATCAAGTGCGCATCGGCGGCGTCCTCGTTGACCCCTACCGCATCGCCCGCGCCTACGGTCTTGACCCCGTCATTGCCCAGGCCGTGAAGAAACTCTTGCGCTCCGGTCGCAAGCACAAGACGGCGGCGGAGGATGTCCGCGAGGCCATCACGACGCTGGAGCGCTGGGAAGCTATGGAAAGGGAGGACATGCAATGATCAAGATCGCCGCCCTCGCCCTCGCCGCTTTCGCCGTCGTGTTCTGCGCGTGGTGCTTGGTCGTGTTCCTGGCCCCGTTTCATCCGCCCCATATCCCCGCTTTTTATCCATGACCGTTGACGACACCTACATCGTAACCGCTGTTTCCAGCGCGTTTACCGTCCTGACGGGCGCAATTGCCGCGATGTGGCTAACACTCAAGGCGGAAAGTCGCAACCTTCGCAAGCGGGCCGACGACTGCGAGCAACATCGGCTCAAGCTGGAGGCTGACAAGATCGAGCTTTGGAAGGCGATTGCGGAACTCAAGGGGGACTCTGACATGCTGGAACGCTGCCCCGCTGCCAAGTGCCCCATGAGGAACGAAAGCGGCGAAGACGCGCCCCGCCCTGGCACCTCTCGAATTTTTCTCTCAAGCGCAAACCTCAGACAACAAGCAACATGAAAGACAAACTCTTCGCCGTCCTTATGACGGCTTTTTCCTCCCGCCTCGGCGCGGTGATGCAATGGCTCGTTGGCGGCTTCATCGGCTACGCGGTGGCCTGGTTGACCTCGGCAGGCTTCGCGCCCTCGCCCGAACTCGCGGACCAGCTCACGGTTTACCTTGTCGGCGTCGGCATGGCGGTCGTTTCCGGCTGGTTTAATGCCTACCAAGCCAAGCAGGCCGCGAAGCTGCAAACAGCGCTCGACGTGCTGCCCGACGGCTGGATCGGACCCGTGACTATCAAACGCGCTAAGGTCGTCAATGCTGCGGAGGGCGTCGCGCCATGACCTGTCCTTACCGCTGGTTTCAATTCGCCTGGGCCTGCACGTTCGTCTGCGCGCTTGGCTGCGTCTTTTTGCTCACGTCCTGTCAAATCAAGACGCCCCAGGGCTACACAATCACCGTGACCGGCGATGCTGCCGCTGTGGGCATCGCCTTTGCTGGCAAGTTCGGCGGCGGCAAGGAGGCGCGGCGTGTGTTGCCGTGAAGATCACCGAAGACCATTGGCTCGACAGTGCCCGCCGCGATGAACTCGCGGGCGGCGCGTTTATGCCCGTGCGTCGCTTCTTGGTGATTCACTTCACGGCAGGCGCAAGCGCTCAAAGCAGCGTGGACTTTTGGAAGACGCCAGCGGCCAAGGGTGCAAGCGCCCACCTTGTCATTGATCGCGACGGTTCAATCATCCAATGCCGCCCGTTCAATCGCACTTGTGGCCACGCTGGCAAATCCCGGTGGCTGGGGTTCGACGGGCTCAACTCTTGCTCTATCGGCATCGAGCTAGCGAACGCTGGCGACAACAAGGCGCTGGCTGCCAAGTGGTCGAAGCTGCCGACGGTCATGGCTCGCCACAAGAACGGCGGGCCAATGGTGGATTGGGAAATCTACCCCGACGCGCAGATTGCCGCCTGCCTTGCCGTCTCGAAGACGCTCGTTGCTCGCTACAAGCTCGACGACATCGTTGGCCATGACGACATTGCGCCGGATCGGAAGAATGATCCAGGCCCAGCTTTCCCCATGAAGCGCCTTCGTGCCGCTTGTGGGTTTGTTGATCTTTGACAATGCCCTACGGCCTACCATCCGCCACCGTCTGCATTCGGAGCGTCGATGTGGATAAGTTCGATTTGGACCTGACGCCACGCGGGGAAATCAAACTACTCTACGGAACCCATTTGACCATCCTTCACCCCGGCGCGGATCAAGACGGCTTCAATGGCGAGGTGATTTGCTCCGCGTCCGACAAGCCCGACGTGCTGCTAGCCGTTCCGCCCTTTTGTCTTCGTTTTTCCCAATTTGCCGCCAGTGTCGCGTTGCCGTGAGGAGCGCGGGGGTTTTGCGTGTTTTCCCTTCATCGCACTGGCGGCAGCCTTCTTTCCCTCGGCGCGGGCTTCGCGTCCGCTGATTTCCCAACGCTCATAGAAGGCTTGAACGTGCTGCGTGTGCCGTTCCTTGTTGGCCTTCTGCCACTCGGCTTTTGTCTCGGCCTTCCGCTTCTTGTAGGCTTTCGCCTTCTTGGTCTTCGCCTTGGTCCGCTTGTGCCAATACTCGCGCATATAGGCACGGCGCTTTTCCCTCTTCGCCTCGGCTTCCTTCTCGGCCTTGGTCATGGCGCGGAGAGGTAGTGATTAACCGTTGTGGCCGTGGTCGTGTGGCCGAGTGCTGCCGCTGCCGCGCGCTGGCCTTCCAGGCGGGCTTTCACCGCGTCCTCTGTGAGTTTGGCTAAGTCGTCGGCGTAGAGCCCGCGAAGGCGGTGAAGCGGCTTCCTGGCCGTGCCCGTGAAGGGTTTGCACCACGCCTGCACGGCGCTCTTGAAAAAGCCCCGGCGGGTCGTGGGGCGGCAGGCTCTGCCGTGGTGCGCTGGATCGGGGACAAGCAAGCCTGGCGGAGCGCTGCGGAGCGCTGCGGCAAGCTCTGGGTGAATGACAAGCGCCCGGTAATTCTCGCCGGTCTTGCTGGTCCATCCTTCCTCTGGTCGGTCGCACACTCGAATGTAAGTGGCTGCGCCCTCGACTTCCACCCATGCCGCCGTTGCGTGGGCGATTTCGTCGCGGCGGAGTCCTGCGAATCGAGCGAGGCCAACAGCCCACCACATCGCAGGGTTTGCAGCCTGGAGCGCGGCCCATGCCTTCGCCAGCTCGTCGGCCTTCGCCTTCGGCTTGGGAAGCTTCATCCGGGCTAGCCATTGGATGGCTACAACGTCGGGCGCGAAGACAATGCCATGCTCTGCGTAGAGCGGCTGCAAGCGCGGCTTGAAGATCGCGGCGGCAGCACGCATCGCGGAGTTGATCGCGCTATTGATCGTCGCACGGCTCGCAATGTCTGGAACGGTGCGCCCCTGGCGCTTGGCGATGTAGGCCAGCCAGAACTTGGCGTTGATCGCCGTCGCGTCCACTTGTGAAAGCTCCTTGCCGGTGACGAGCCGGACAACGCTTGTCAGCCGGTAGATGCTGATTTTCTCGGCTGCCGGTCCCGCCAACTTGGGGAGCGTCTTGTAAACCCGCACGACATCGGCTAGGGTTTGGCCAGACTTCACGACAGCTCCGGCCTTGCGCTCGTCCAGGTATCGCCGCGCGTCCTCCTGGGCGAGCTTGAGCGATTGAATGCCGGTTGAATAGTCAACAGTGAGGTGACGCGAACGCGCTCGCAGTCGCCAGCCGGACGGCGTGAACTGCATTGGAAGCCTGCGCCCTTCCCAGAGTAGAAGCGCCGATTTGTGCCGCGTGGTCAATTCCTGGCCAATCATTGGCCCAGTGAATACTATTTTGCGCCCGTTTGGCAACTGGTTTAATCCCGGTGAAATCCCTGTTAAAATGGCTGGAAGCCTTGCAGCGCAAGCCCCGAAGGGCTGGAAACGTTGAATTACCGGTGGTCGGACTCGAACCGACAATCCTTTCGGAACAAGATTTTGAGGCTTGCTTGCATTGCTGGAGAGTCAAGGCTTGCGCGGTGGCACTGGCCTATTTCTGGCCAATCATCTACCGCCGCGCATCGTTAAATCAAGGCTTTGAGCGCCGGAGTTTTTAACTCGAAACTCACGGCCTTAATTTGTTGAAAATATTTCGTCACAAAATGGGGCGGGCCGCATACCATACATAAGCATGTCTTTTTTTCCTGCAAAAACCAGCCCATCCATGGGTTACCCCAATCGGTTAAAGAAGCAGCGAGTTCTTGATGAGGTCAGCAACCCACTCGTCAAAGCTCACGCCTTTTTCGCGCGCCTTCTCCTGCGCTTTAGCAAAGGTTTCATAATCCAGTTTGGGATTGAGCTTCAAGCCGTGGCTTTGAAGCTTTTCCGCAACCCATTTTGGCACTGGGTTGGTTTCCTGCTCCCAGGCCGTAACTGTGGGCCTTGAGACACCCAAAAATTCGGCAAACTGTTTTTGCGTCATGTCTTTCGACTGCCGCACTTTTCGCAACTCCTGGCCGGTTATCTGTTTCGTCATAGGCTATTAAATAACATTTTTCGCCATTTGATGCAAGTTCTTGTTGACGGCAAGGTTATATTATATCATTCTCCGCTATCTTCTGACATGGACATCACACTAACAATCACATCTGGCCCGCTGATCTCGACCGAGACTCTGGAGCGTTTTGGCAAGGTTGCCAAAGGCAAGGGCAAGACCGCTGACCAGTTCTTGGCCGAGCTGATCACTGGAGCGGTTCACACTAAAACCACACGCAAAGCGAAAGGAGCGCGGAAGCCATGACCACGCACTTCACCCTTTCCGACTTGAGCACCAAAGCAGGCCGCGAGGTTGACACCATTCGCCGCCACATCCGCAAGGGGTGGCTCAAGGCCGAGAAGTTCCCCGGCGCGAAAGGCTGGCGCGTGAAGCTCGGCAACGCCCAGGTTTGGGCATCGAAGTATCTCGGCAAAGAACTGGCTGAGTAACAACCGTGTTAAGGACTCCGCCAATCAAACACAACGATATGAACGCACATCAGGAGCTAGCAGTGCAAGCGCTATTAAACCTTCGCGGAGATAACACCGCTCGGGCACGCCACGCATTCTCGCGCTTCACGCCAAAGGAAATGCAGGAGCAGCACGGCGAATCCGGCAGGACCCGCGCCCAAGTCCTTGCCGAATACGAAGCTCACGATGCGAAGATCGACGCGGCAATTGCGTGGGTGAAGTCTCAAGGCTGAACAACCGTGTTAAGGACTCGCAACCATCATATAATGACAACCTATCGTCCCTTCTCTCTCGAAAGCGCCGGACCTCGCCGCCGCAAGTGCTACCCGCTTTTAATCGTCTATCACGTCGCTCGCGTCGTGACTGCCATTGCAACTTTCGCCCTCGTCGCGGCTTGTCTGCTAATGATGGGCTAACGCCTTTCAGCCATCGCGTAGCGCGTAGAAGTATCGGTGGGCCCGACGTGCGCGAGTGGCTGGATTAACAAACGCAAAACAAACACATCATGAAAGAAACGCAACTCCAGGAGGCCAAGCCTCTCTTCAAGCCCTCGGCGCTCGCCACCATGGCAAGCCGCTTCAACGTGGACCCCGCGAAACTGCATTCCACGCTCAAAAACACGGTCTTCAAAGGCGCAACGGATGACGAGCTTTTGGCGCTTGTTGTGGTCGCCAATGAATACGGCCTGAATCCGCTCACGAAAGAAATCTACGCGTTTCCGGCGAAGGGTGGCGGCATCGTGCCGGTTGTCTCGGTGGATGGCTGGAACAACCTTGCGAACAGTCACCCGCAAATGGACGGCATCGAGTTCGATGATCGCCACGACGAGGCGGGCCGCTTGGTTGCTATCACTTGCATTATCCACCGCAAGGATCGCTCCAAACCCATCAAGGTTACTGAGTATCTGAGTGAGTGCCGCCGTAACACTGAGCCTTGGAAGATGGAGCATCGTATGCTTCGTCACAAGGCGCTGATTCAGTGCGTTCGCGTGGCCTTTGGTTTCAGCGGCGTCTATGATGAAGACGACGCCCGGACGGTGGCGGGCAAGGTTTACGACGTGCCTGCTGCAACGGTGCCAGAGCAAACCACGACGAAGACCGTTAAGCCTGCTAGTGTTAAGGACTCGCCGCCGCTTGTTCTCGATGGCGACGCGCCAACACTGCGCGAACAGGTGGCGGGCAAAATGAAAGTTGCCGCTCTCGAATGGTCGCAAGTGGCGACGGCAGCGGAGCAAGGCGGGCTTTTTGTGGACCCCTCTTTCCCCTTGGTGGATACCCCCGACGAGGTGCTTCGCGACATTCTCGCGGCCTGGGACAACCTCGCACCGCTGGCGAAGGAGGTGGCGCTGTGAGTGATTTTGCAAATCTTTCCAATGAAGAGTTGGCGTTGCGCGCTGAAGTGCTGGCAAACGTTTTGCTTGAGGCGATAAACATTGCCCCCAAGCAACCGGTTATTACGGTTCTTCAAGGAGTGGCCATACTTGCTGCAAAGGTGATTGCGCACATTGAAAAAGAGGTGCCAAAAAAACACCTCCGCGATGGGGTTGAAGATGTGTTTCGGGCCACATTCGATGCGCTTCGCGCTAACGATAAAGGGAGGGGGCTAAACTAATGAACCCCATCGACCCCCGCCGAAACCGCCCCTCGGCCTCGGCCATGTGGCGGATTGAAAACTGCCCTGGTAGCTGGCACGCCACCAAGGACTTGCCTGACGATGAAAGCGCGGATGCCACCAAGGGCACGGACCTACACGCCAAGCTAGAAGCCGACGACACGGACGCCGAAAGCATGAGCGATGAGTGGGCTTTGCAACGGGCGCTTGAGCAGCGCGACGCCATAGTTGACGAGTATTTCCAAGGCGCTCCCGTGGAAATCTTCACCGAGCTACGCCTTGGCCTGACCGTCATTGGCGGGACCGTCGTTGTGAACGATGATACAAAGATTGGCCTTCACTTCACAGGGCAGGCCGACTTCATCGCCATCAGCGGGGACCGTGGGCTTATCGTGGATTACAAGATGCTGTATGGCCAGCATCAGGACGCGCGCGAGAACTCGCAACTTCGAGCCCTGGCCGTGCTCGCCACTGGAAAGTGGAAGCTCCGAGAGGTGCGCGTTGCCAAGGTTCAGCCTCGACTTGGGAAGCCTTCACTTGCGGACTATGACGCGGCTTCACTGGTTGCGGCTCGGCAAGCGCTGCTTTATGCGCTTTGTAACGCGGAGAACGCAACGCCCGCAGATTTGCGAGCTGGCGACTGGTGCCAGTGGTGCAAGGCGCGTGCGGCATGTCCTGCGCTGCGAGCGAAGGCGCTCGTTCCTGTCAACACGTTGACGCGCTCATTGCCGGAAGACGACAAGACGGCACGGGCCGCGCTATTCGCTCGGGCGATGGAGCTGGACGCTGACACGCTCGCTAGTTACATGCGAGACCTGAAGCTCATGGGATGGGTTGCGAATGCCATCGAAGGCGCTGCCAAGACGCGGGCGAAAGATGACCCAGCGTTTCAGCAATACTACAGGCTCAAACCTGGAGTCGTTCGCGAAAAGATCGTGGACGTTGGCGCTGTGTTCCAACGGGTTCACGCGCTGGGCGTTTCGCCGGATGAGTTCACGGCGGCTTGTGGGCTGACAAAGAAGGCTCTGGAACCGCTCGTCCGCAAGGCCACGGGAGCGAAGGGCAAGGCACTTGCCGACAAGATTGGCGAAGTGCTGGCGGGTGCGACGGAAAGCAAACAAACGGCAGAACAACTTGAGGAGGTGAAGTTGTGAGCGCGACGCCAAGGACAGATGCGCAGTTTCACGGCAGGGAGTATCTGCCAGCAGAGCCGCTAGTTACGGCAAGCTTTGCCCACCAACTCGAAACCGAACTCAACGAGTCGAAGGCACGACTTGCGGAAGCCGCAAGGTGTCTAGCCGAAGAAGTAAACCCCGCTGTGGAAGCTGCCGAAATTGGGGTTTCTAAACTCCGCGCCAAACTCCAAGCCGCAGAAGCCGACGCCGAGAGGCTGGCGGAAGCCCTGCGCAATCCCGAGCAAATCAGCCACACGCTCGAAGCTGCCAAGCAAAAAGAAGAAGCTCTAGCGGCTCACGAAGCGCGAAAGGAGGGCAAATGAACGCCTTTTTTACCAAGCTACTCGCAGCCAACAAGCTTCCCTTGCCCGTGGCGGAGCATCGCTTTCACCCTGCCCGAAAGTGGCGCTTTGACTACGCTTGGCCTGACAAGCTTGTTGCTCTCGAAGTCGAAGGCGGGGCGTTCACAGGTGGACGCCACACGCGAGGCGCTGGGTTCGTGGCGGATATGGAGAAATACAACCGAGCCGCCGTGCTCGGCTGGAAGGTGCTTCGCGTGACGCCCTCGGCGCTGTGCAAGACAGGCACGATTGAAATGCTCAAGGAGGTTTTACTGTGAACAAACCACTCTCCCCTTCCGCCATGATGGTGCTTCGCGGCCTCGCTCGCGGACTCACAACCTGCCGACAACTCGCGGACGCTGGCAACACCTCGAAGCAGGGCATCGCTTGGCACATCGCGAAATTGCAATGCGCCGGGTTGATCCGACACACGCGAAACACGCACATGAACCCCTTTCGTTACTACCTGACCGAGCGCGGAGAGGCAGCGCTGCAAGAACAAGAGGAGGATATTTTGCCGTGAGCAAAGACGCATTATGAGAATCCGCACGATCAAACCTGAATTCTGGCTCCATGAGGGGCTGTGCGGCTGCACTGAGTTCGCCCGACTTATGGCCATCGCGCTCCTAAACTGGGCTGACGATCATGGCTATTTCATGGCGCATCCGTCGCTACTTCGTGGCAGTCTTTTCCCATTCCTGGATGATTCCAAGAAGATTCCTGGAACGCTCCAAGAGCTTTCCCGCGTGGGGTGGATTGAGCTTGGAACAGACAACCAGGGCCGCCCGGTTGGCAGAGTCATTAATTTTAACAAGCATCAGCGGGTCGACAAGCCGCAGGCTAGTAAAATCAAGGACTTCTTCACATTCCAAGATCATTCCAAGAACGTTCCTGGAACATTCTTGGATGATTCCAAGGAGGAATGGAATGGAATGGAATGGAACAAGGAAAGGAAAGGAACCCCCCTTCCCCCCAAGGGGGCCGAGTGGTTGCCGACTCCTGAACAGTTGGAAGTGGCCTCTTGGTTTGGAAGGCGGCAAACGACGCGCTGGCAAGACGACGAGTTGAAGGCGTGGAGAAAGCTGACGCCCGAAATCATCAGCGAGGGGCTTGAAGTTCTTGCCGGGCCTTACAAGGCGAAAGCGCCTTACGTCAAAACGAAGATTATCACGCTCCTGAATAGCTGGACCGGAGAAGTGGACCGCTGGCGCTCTTGGACGCCTCAAAAGCGCTCTAACGTGTCAACGGCAGGCATGAGCGAAACGGACACGCCTTGGTTTGAAGATCAACCCGAACAGAAAACAACATGAACACCGAACCTAAAACCCTAATCGACCGCTACGTTGAAACCCGCGACGGCCTGCCCGCGCTCTCCAGGCTCGACCGGCTACTCTCCACAGTGACGCGGAAGCGGTGCGTTGAGTGTGGGGCCGATTTCGACGCGCTGGGAATTGTCATTGTCTGCCCGGCCTGCGAAATGCTGCCAGCCACCACAGCGCCCGAAAAGCGCCAGTTGGGCGAAACCTGGCCGAAGCGACACGTTCAGCGTTTGTCAAACATGGTCGGACCATCGTTGGCCATGGCCCAAAAGCTGGCCCCCAAGATCGTCGGCGGTCGGCTGTGCGTGCTGGCTGGCCAGCGTGGGACCGGCAAGACACAAATTGGCACTTACATCGCGAATTGGAGGGCCGGCAACGGCTACTCGCCGGGCCTTTACGGTCGCGCCTACGACATGGTGACGAACGTGGTGGGGTTTGACCGTGACGCGCGACTCGCCCGTTATCAGCGAGCGCCTTTCCTCGTCTTGGACGAAATGCACCGGGTTGAAGCTAAAGACCTGCCACTTGTTGAGTCCGTCGTGGATGACAGATACAGCAACGACCGGGCAACGGTCCTGATTGGTAACTGGATTAGCCTTAATGGCATCCATCGCGGCGAGGTTGTGGATGGCGAGCAACTGACCGGCCTCGGCTCTAGCCTGTTTTCGCGCATCCAGGAGCACCAGCGGGACAAGACCGGCGGGATTGTGTGGTGCAACTGGAAGTCTTACCGGTTGAACGTCTCGGATCAGAGACCGCGAACCTAAGACCATGAAGACACGACAACCAGCCCAGAGCAGTTCACTGCACCCAATTTGTTCTCCGCCGAATGTCCTCTGGCTACAATACCACGGCGATTCCAACCCGTGCGACGGCATGCCGGTCGATGATGGAGATGTGACATGGTGTAGAGATAAAATCTTTGGGAGCGATGAGATGTATATCCGTGCCGAGCACATCATGCCGCTGCTTGAGCGCGTCTCATGCAACATCGCCACGCCAGTCGAAGTGTGGGAATGTATCAAGGCGCTCAATCGCGCAACGGAGAACGCTTCACATCAGGCGACGGCGAGCGGGAAGCATGGCTGACACGACAGACGCAATCCGAGCCGTTGGCAGCAGCCCATGGTTCTGGACACCTCGCCCCAGACTCCCGCAGAATGGGCTTTGCAGCCCGAATGCAAAATAAGTCACAATTTGATTTGACGCCAAAACAATAAGGCGCTACTATCACACATGCTCACAACGAGCATGACAGAAACAATCGACCAAATAATACAATGACTACGAACCAAGAGATCAAACCTTATGGCGCGTCAACCAAACGGATGACGACATGGAACGGGATGCAAGTCGGCTTCAATAAGGCCCGCACCATCTTCATCGAATACACCGAGATGATGACCAACTCGGTGAAGCAAATGGACTCCAACGGAGGCCGCATCCTCCTGGGCCGCGAACTCACTCTGACCGATGCAGAGCGTGAAGACCTGCTGGCGACATGGCGCGCCGGTAAAGCCGCGTGGTATCAGGAAACAACAATCCCCCTTCGCTCGAATGCTGAGAAAGCCCGCCAACACTTCACCGCCTAAACGCGGTGCCCCAACGGGTAACAAGAACGCCGCCAAGGGAGACACTGAACGTCTCCCTTGGCGCTTGCCTACGGAGTGGGGAATCCGCGCTGCCATCGAGAAGGCAGCGAAGGCCAAGAAGATCAAACCCGCCGAAGTCCTGAAAGCTCACTTCGGCGTCCAGAACAATAAAGATGGCGAACAAAAACGTTAGATATGACGCACCCGTGAGCAAAAACCAACAAGTTGTCGCTCAGCTCGAATGTCGGAACGTTGAACCCGTTGGAAGTGGGATGAAAGGGAGTGCTGGGGATTCTGTCCAATGCTCTCCAGGCATAGTGAACTTGCGAATGATGCCCAAACGTGTTAAGGACTCAAAAAGATGAATAACGGTTCCAAGCCTCTTGAAAACCCGAAGCATGAACGCTTTGCGTTGTTGCTGGCTTCCGGCGAGGTGTCGGCATCTGAGGCTTACCGGCTGCGAGTGAGCGCAAAGGGGACGGCGAAAAGCTCACATGAGGCAGCCTCTCGCCTTGCTGAATCCGTCAAGGTTGCATCAAGGATTCAATGGTTGAAAGCCGAAGCGGTAAAGAAAGCGGAGCAAAAGGCGGGAGCGGTGACGCTCTCAATGGCTGAAAAACTGGAGTTTTGCGCCCGTGTGGTGAAGCTCAACACGTTGGAAGCTATCGACGAGGAAAAGAACGGTGATTTGGTTAATGGCGTTGAGTTTGGCGAGTTCGGACGAAAGCTCAAAATCCCCTGCAAGCTTGCGGCGATGAAGTTGCACAACGATCTCGCAGGCGACGGCGCGGAAGCCAAAGGACAAAGCGCGTTGGCTGCGCTGGTTTCAAAACTGAGGAAATGACCGCCGAAGACCTCGAACTGCTTGAATCCCGGTTGTCTGACCCGCTTTGGCGTCTGACATCGGGCGAGATTTACAAGATCAAGACCGCTGACGGGCGCGGTATCATTCCCTTTTGTCCACGCCCTGAACAAGTGGCGTTGCTGGTCGAGCTGGTGCAAGCCATGGAATCCATCCGCACAAAAGCGCCGGGATGGGAGAAGAAGGCGCAAAAGGTCAAGCTCAAGGCGCGGCGTCTTGGTTACTCAACAACCATTGGCGTTTTCATCGCCGATTGCCTGGGGTTTCGTAAATCGTTCACAGCCACGCTGATTGACCAGACGGGCGACGACAGCAAAAAGAAGATGAACGACATTGTGAAGGTTGCGCTGGCCAGCCTTCGCGAGTCCTGGCCGCTGCGAGTCCTGAAAGAGAACGACAGCGAGCTAAGCGTTGATCTAGACATTGACGAGGACACGGACGGCAACGGGGTTTCGACGTTTTACGCTGGCACGAAAGCGCGAGGCGGGTCGAATGACTTGCTTTGGTGCTCTGAGCTGGGCGTCATTCAGTTTGAAGACGAGCCGCGCGCGGAGGAAATCATTACGGGAGCTTTTCCGTCTGCGCGGCATGGGCTCAAGATTGTTGAAACGACATGGAAGGGAGGCAAGGGGGGCAAGCTCTACAGCATCATCAAGCCCACGCTGGACGGCGAGGCGGACGATTGGAGCGTGACGTTTACACCTTGGTATGTGGACCCCCGCAACGTTAACCCGACGGCCTCGCATGATGCCGAATCCCTGGCTTACTTTGCGAAGATCGAGCCGCGACTACAGCGCGAAGGAATCACACTTTCGGACGTTCAACGGCGATGGTGGGCAGCTGAGCGGCGGACGCTCGGAATCTTCATGCAACGCGAGAATCCGACGTTTCTTGACGAGTGCTGGACGGCTCCGATTGAGGGCAGTATTTACGCTGCCGCGATTGAGCGAGCGAGGGCAGAGGGCCGCATTTGCTCGATGCCTATCGACGGCAACAACTTGGTGAACACCTCCTGGGACCTGGGAGCGCCAGCCAACACGATTGTTTGGTATTGGCAGATTGTGGGCCGTGAGATTCGCATTGTTGACTGTGACCAAGAGTTCGACGGGACGCTTGTCGAGCGCGCGGCCATGATGAAGGCCAAGGGCTATCCGTTCGGGAAACACTTCTTGCCACATGACTCGCTGCAAACCGAGCGCTCGGGAGCGACGGCGATGTCAGAGCTTGCGCCGCATTTGCCGGGGCTGGTGGCGGTTCCGAAATGCCACACCGAATGGGTGGGCATCAATCACTTGTTGCAACTGTTCAGCGCCTTGGCTTTCCGCGTTGGCACCACGGACGCGGGCAAGCGGGTTGACGCGGCGCTTGAAACGCTGGGTTGCTTCCATGTCCGCAAGGATGGCGCGCAAGAGGGCGAACCTAAACACGACTGGAGTAGCCACACGGCGGACGCACTGCGCACGATGGCGGAAGCGCACCGGGCGGCGTTGTTCAAGTTCTCGGCCACAACGGCGGAGCCTCGGCCTGATTGGTATGGGAACGTCAAGCGGCGAGGCATGAAGCCGCGCGTGATCAGTGGAATTCGCGTTTGACAGTGTTAAGGACTCAAGCAAAATAGCGTCGTTCCAACGTGACCCGGCCAAGCCGTGACTATCCGTTGACACTCCACCAGCGCTTCGACCCGGCAGTGCCGTGATTATCAAGCGGGAGACTTCAAGACCCGGCGCTCTGGAAAGTGCCGTGTTAAGGACTCAACCTCTTTAATCACCATGGCTATTGAAGCCCACTACACGACAGAGTTTTCCACCAACTGGATTCATCGAGTCCAGCAAAGCAAGGCGCGCCTCGACGCTTTCGTTGATGACGAAATGTTCACGGGCGAGCGCAAACGCTGGGACCGTCTGCACAAGCAGCAAGACCGCGAGAAGACCGAACGCAACGCTCCTACCAATCCCGCCGTCGCTGGCTCTGACAGCGTTTGGGGCTACCGTCGCACGTTCGACATCCCGAACATCCTCGACGAGAACGACAGCAAAAACCTCGGCAACTTGGTTCTGCCTACCAGCGACTACGTGAAGTCTCACGCGATGGCCTACCATCGCCGGATGGACAAACTCGCTTGGGAAGCTGCGCTTGACTCGGTGCAAACTGGCGAGCTTGGGACTACTCCCGAAGCGCTGCCCGCATCGCAGAAGATCGCGCACGGCTCTACCGGCCTCACGCTGGCGAAGCTGCTGACCGCGAACGAAATCCTCGAAGGCGCGGACCTTGAAGACGATGCGCCCCGTGTGCTCGTCGTGAGTCCGCAGCAATTGACCAATCTTCTGAATACCACGGAAGTGAAGAACGCTGATTACAACAGCATTCGCGCACTGGTGGACGGCAAGATTGATACCTTCATGGGTTTCAAGTTCATCAAGTCCAACTACCTCCGCAAGGCAAGCACGACCCGGACGTGTGTTGCTTGGGTGAAGGGTGCAATCAAGCGCTTCAAAGGCGCGATGCGGACGCACATTGACTTGCTGCCCGGCAACTCGCACTCGACGCAAATCCGCTCCGTTTACGACGGCAGCGCGGCCCGCGTCTACTACGAGGGCGTGGTTCAAATCGACTGCACGGAATCCTAAACCCCAAACCCTGGAGAACTGAACCATTATGGCTACCTTTGAAACCAGTCACTACGCGGCCAGCAAGCCTGACCGCACCAACTCTTCGCGCTTGGCTCCGGCCAATGTGGCGAGCGGTCAAGTCGAGTTTGCTGTCATTCCTTACACCCTCGCGGGTTCGGAAGCGGCGAACGACATCATCAATCTGGGCATCCTGCCGGAAGATGTGATTCCCGTTCCGCAGCTCTCCCGCGTGGTGTGCTCGGCGGACCCTGGCACAACCCTAACGCTCGACATCGGCACGGCTGACAATACCGACGGCTGGGCAGACGGCATCGTGCTTTCTTCCGGCGGCGTCGTGGAGTGCGCGAGCGCTACCATGCCTGCTTGGCTGGCGGCTACGGCGCTGGTGCCAGACAGCGGCAAAGGCGACGCTGTGGTTTACGCCACCGTTGCCAGCGCGAACACGCTGACGGCTGCCGTCGTGCTCTACTTCGTCCTCGCCTACAAGCGCGGTCGCTAAGAGCGCCCCGGTTTTCGGCCCGTCTCCGGTTAAAAGACGGGCAACCTTTCGCCTTGCCGTGCTATGCCTTTGACCGAACTCGCGCTTTGCAACCTTGCCCTCGGCCATCTTGGCGAGGCTCCTATTGCGGCGCTGGATTCGAGCACAGCAGCAAGCCGGGCGTGCGTGCAATGCTACGAGACGACCAGAGACGAGGTGTTGCGGTCGCATCGCTGGAACTTTGCGGCAAAACGGGCGATTCTAACGCCTCCTTGGCAATCGCTCACAAGCTACGCCAGCTATACTCTCGACGGCGTGGCAGTGGTGCGGGTCAACAAGACGGCTCACGGCTACACGACGGGCCAGCGTGTGCGACTCAAGGATGCCGACATTGCAACGGGTGCGTGGATTATCTCGGTGATTGACAGCGCATCGTTTGCCCTGGTCGGCTGCGCCTACAACGCCTCGGTGCTGACTTATACTTCGGCGCTCATGACGCTCGTCCCTACGTTCGGCTGGGACTATCAATTCATCCTACCGTCTGACTGCCTGCGCATCATGGAGGAAGGCGAGGGCGAGAACGGGCAGTCAAAAGACTGGATCATTGAGGGCAAGTTGCTGTTGTCGAATCGGTCCGAGTGCAATCTGGTCTATGTTTCCAAGGTGACGGATGTAACCGTTTTCGATTCGGTTTTTGTCCAGGCGTTGGCCGTCCGGCTGGCGGTCGTGCTGTCTGAAATCATTCGGGGCACGACGGGTAAGACCGAACAACTCAACGCGCAATACGAGCGCATCACGGCCCCGCTGGCGCGGCGTGTCGATGCCAACGAGGGGCGACGCCGTGCCGGGCTGCGTCCTATGATGTCGCTCGCAATCAAGGCACGGCTTGGACGTGATTATTATGGGACAAGTCAAGATTCATGTTCAGTCGTTCAACTCGGGTGAGTTGAGTGAAACGATGGCTTCGCGCTTCGGCGTGGAGAAAGTAGCCAGCGGCTGCCGCTTGCTGCGAAACTTCCTGCCGCACATTCATGGACCGGCGGAGAAGCGGCCCGGTATGGAGCGCCTGGGTTACGCCAGTTCAACAACGGTGGCCCCTCGCCTGCTGGAGTTCAACTTTAGCGCAACCACGCGCTTCGCCATCGAGTTCGCGCCGGGCGTGCTGCGCTTCTGGAGCAACGGCGCACTCGTCACCACGCTTTCGACCGTCTCGCATCCCTACACGCCAGACGAGACTTTCGAGATTCACGCCAAGCAGGTGAACGACGTGGTTTACTTGGTGCATCCGAATCACCAGCCACACAAGCTGACGCGCTTGGCTGACAACAACTGGACACTTGCGCCCGTGGCGTTCAAATATCCAGCGCTCCTCGATGAGTATTATGAAACCGAATCGGCAGCGGCTCCAACGTTGACAGAGTTTCACAGCGTCCCGCTAAGCGAGGCGCAAGAGTTCGCCGTCGCGCTGGACCGCACCGAAACCATCCCCTCGTTCATTGCCACGCCATCGGGGGCCGTTGACAGCGCGTGGTTTGAACTGAATTGGACCTGGGCAAGCGCCTTGGCGGATGCTGCCGCGAGCGCTGCAACCCTGACGCTGCAAGTCGTCAATCAGGCGGGCGATTGGGCGGATGCTGGGACCGTCACGTTGTCCACGACTTCGACGGCTCCGGCGAATACGCAATGGAGCTTTCACCCGACGCCCTCGCCTGACACCTCGTTGACGGTTCGGCGGCGCACCTTCTCGGGCGGATCATGGGGCGCATGGGGAACGGTTGTGGTTGTGCCGCTGGTCAACGTGGCCGGAACAACGGCGGCAGCTATGCCGAAACTCCAGTTTCGGCTTGTTTATGGGCCGCTCACACTTGAAGGAAGTTCGGGCCATCGGGTTAAAGTGGTTCCTGTGACGGCGGTAGAGGGCGACTTGTTCAATTACTCTTTGCGCAACGTTCCTTACGCATTCATTGGCACGCCAGAGCTTCCATTGATCACGGTTCACACGGCGGAAAGGTCGGGTATTTATAGCCCGCAGCTTCAAAATATGCCTGCCACCATCAGCGCCGGGCATACGGCCAAGTTCCAGTTTTGGACAGGTTCCGCATGGGCAACAGTGGGGACAGTGGTTCTGACTTCCGGCATGGCCGATACTGGCTTTGGCGCGCATCGCCTGCGGGTGGATGGCAGCAACGTTGTTATCGAAAAGCGCACTGAGCCCACAGCGGGGCGCTATGTCTGGACCAATGTTTCAACCATTGCGGGCACCACTTTAACAGGTTGGGAGTGGCGTCTTTGGACAAGCCT